AGAACAAATAGAAAATGAATTAAAATTATTAGACAATGGAAATTAATGGAACGTTAGAAGCAATCTTTGATACAAAAGAATTTAAGAGTGGCTTCAAGAAAAGAGAATTTGTAGTTAATACAGGTGGCGATTATCCTCAATGGATTAAGATGGAAGTGGTAAAAGACAATATTGATAAGCTAGGAACTATCAAGGTTGGAACTGAAGTTACTTGTAAGATAGACATCAGAGGTCGCCTGTATGAAGGTAACTACTACAATAACATATTAGCTTGGGCAATCAATGTCGGTGGTGCAAAGACAGAGAAACCTGCTGAAACTGTTAACGAGTCAGACTTACCCTTTTAAGGTAAGAATGTTAATCAAAGCATTTGATTGTGAAATCGAATACTAAAAGAAAGTATGTGTCGAGGGTGGATAAGCTATTAGAAGCCAATGCTGCCCTCAACGCATCTCTCGGCATAGATAGCACCAAAACCGAGATTGAATCCATTAGAAAGGAGATAAGAGCTAATATAAGAGCTATTAAGGACTTATGTCCATACACACATTCTATTATTGATATAGATGATAATCATAAGACAACAAAATAATTAAAAAAGTTTGTTATTAATTAAAAAAGTTTACTTATCTTTGCTGTGTTAAACAATTAAACTAAAACATTATGACGAGCAAATTTGATTACAAACTATTTACCGATGTAACTTTTGAGGGCATCGACCACAGAGATTATCCTGACTACTGCGATGCTTTTATTGCAAGTGCAGAGTACGATGGTAGAGAATTATCTGATGATGAATTAGATGAATTAAACGAAGATACCGATTTATTATACGAATTATTAACTGATAATTTATACTAAAACATTATGACTAAAGAAACTAGAAAAAAATTATTCAATCTACTATATAGTTTAGAGGATTTATATGAGTACGATAAAACGGAAACGGGTAAAGAAATAGGCGAATTGATTAATATTTTGCAGAAAGAATTAATAAAAAACAAAAACTAAGACAATGGCTAAACGAATGACAGATACAGATAAGTGGAAGAAACGCTTTCTGAGAGAACTAAAACCTCAACATAAGCTACTATGGTTCTACATCTTAGATGACTGCAATCACGCAGGAATATGGGACGTAGATATAGAGGTGGCATCAATTAGAGTAGGCGAAGAATTAATATACGATATGTTGCCACAGGCATTTCTTGACAAGATAGTTATATTTGATAATGGCGATAAGTGGTTTATTCCTGAATTTATTGACTTTCAATATGGCGAATTGAATCCAAACTCTAATGTGCATAAATCAGTAATTGCACTTCTTGAGAAATATAATCTTGAAGGGTATATGAAGGGTTCACAAGGGGTACAAAGTACCCTTAATAATAAAGATAAGGATAAAGATATAGTTAAAGTTAAAGCTAAGGTTAAGAGGTTTGTAAAGCCAACAATCGAAGAAGTAGCTGACTATTGCAATGAAAGAAACAATGATGTAGATGCTGAGAAGTTTTACGACTACTATTCTTCTAACGGTTGGAAAGTGGGTAAGAACGCAATGAAGGATTGGAAAGCATCTGTAAGAACTTGGGAAAAGAATACTACCCAACAACAAAAAGTATCACAACCTAAACAAGTATTAACCGCTTGGGAACAAGCTAGAACACAAATTAACAATGGATAATAATAGAAGAAAAGCAAGTGAGTACACTAAAAAGTTTTTAAAGGATATGCGTAATAATGCTACCCTAAAGCATAGAAAAATCAATGAGTACAATATGTATTATATGATAACAGGGTTTGTCTGCCACGATAAATCTGATATGAGAAGAATGGCATCACGAGATAATATTGTAATGTAATGGATAAGACTAAACAAATATGGTATAGGTTTACCAACGATAGAGAGCAATTAAATATTGATTGTGTAGATGTATTGAGCAAATGCTATCTGATGTTAGGTCAGAAACCTGATACAGAACAAATTGTGATGATGTCGAAACTGCTAGTAGATGACCTATCTAGGTTCTATGGAAGTATGGAAATGCAGGAAGTGTTATTTGCTTTTGAGCAGGGTATCAGGCACTCTGATAGTGGTGGGTTTGTCAATGTCCGTAATTGGAATATATGGCTCAAGGAATACAAAGCTAAGGCAAACCTTAAAAGACAACAACGCCAACTGACTGATTATCAGAGAGATAGAGATAGTCAGAAGATGATAGGCGAAACTATTAATCAAGCTAAAAAACTAAAATAATGTACGAAGATTTAATTAAAGAAAAAGAATTGACCAACAACGAAGTGTTAAGCATTGTTTGGGAATGGTATATGACTAGAGAAGAAATATTGCAAACAGAAGATGGATTAGATTTAGAGGAATTATGTGAGTTAGAATTTAACGAGGAGTAGTATGGAGATGATATTGATAATATTTTTGCTTATTTCTATTTTATATCTTATATTCGCAATCAAAGATTTAAAAGATGATGTTAGTGATATTGAGTTTCGAATGGATATTCTTAAAGAGATATGTGCTGACTATGAGAAAAGAATCAAAGAACTAGAGAATGTCAGACAAACCGAAGTTAAGCGAAGAAAGAGTGCAGATAAGTATAGTAGAGTACTTGAAACTGCAATATCCAAATGTTCTGTTTACTGCGACAATGGGTGGTCAATTTCAAAGGCACTATTCACAAAGGTTAAAGGCAAAGCGTACAGGATATTTGAAAGGGGTGTCAGACCTGCTTATATTCGAGCCAAACGAAACATACAATGGCTTGTTTATAGAGCTAAAGAAGGACAAGAAGTCATATCCCTCAAAGGAGCAAAAGTTATTCATTCAGAACGCTTTAAATAGGGGTTATTACGCAATCTGTTGTAAGGGTTTCGACCATTGCAGAGAAATAATAGATAAATACTTTAATAATGAAATCTAAATACTACTACGAATACACAAGGAATATGGATACTACACAAGCAAATGCTGAAGAACTTAAAAGAGTAAATGACAAACTATTTAAAAACAATGCACTTGAAACTGCTAAGGAAAGAAACATACCAAACTACTACATCGGTAGGCACTACAAATACGAAGCAAGGAAAGTATGCGAGGATTGGGATTTGTCCTACAATGTTGGAACTGCCACTACTTACCTCTTGCGATGTGGTAAAAAAGAGGAACAAGGTATGTCGAGCAAGGAAAAGCATATTGACGATTTAAAGAAAGCTATTAATCATCTCAAGTTTGAGATAGAAAAGTTAGAAAATGAGCATTAATATATACGACAGGAAAGATATGCGAGGTGGTGGATATGCTAAACGCAAATTCACTTTGGAGGAAGCCGAAGCAATACGCAAGGAATATGGTGCAGGTGGCATTAGTCAGACGAAATTAGCCGACAAATATGGTGTATCTCAGCCAATAATCAATATGATTTTACGAGGAAAAACCTATAATAAGTAAAATAAATTAAATTATTTTGTTGTTTATTAAAAAAATTAGTTTATCTTTGTAGTGAATTTAAAACTAAAACATTATGAAAGCAAAAGATATTAAAGATTACTTAGTAAAGAAATACGGAGAGTGCAGACAAGATGAGAACAAATTTGAGGTGGCACTAAAGAATACTGCAATAACATTTGAACTTAATGAACACGACCTGTTCCTTTTTATTGTAGAAGGTAAAAACCACATAGGAGGAACAATGTCTTATGGCTTCCAAACTCGTTACGGTAGAGAGATACGCAGGGTGTTCGAGGGGGAGTACTATGGGGCATAGGGGGGATATAGGGGGGTACTTCGATACTCCAATGATAAACAAACTAAACGATAACGAATTTAATTACATTATTATGATTACTAAAAAAGAAGCAAAGCATTTACTAAACAAGATAAGAAACGATAACAGAATGTTCTCACTTGAATTTATTAAGAAAGATGGAACTAAAAGAGTTATGTTGGCTAGGTTCAATGTAACAAAGGGTCTTACAGGAAAGGGTCAACGATACAATCCTGCTGACTACGATTTAATCAATGTGTACGATATGAATAAGAATGCATATAGAAGTGTGCCATTAAATAGATTACTTTGGCTTAGAACCAAAGGTAAAAGATATTATGTTAGTGCATAGTACTTGTTTTTTTGAATTTTGTTTTGGAATGGGAGGTAGTATTGAAACTGCTTCCCATTTTTTTTACCTGTTGAAACTGCCATTGACCTCAGCGAAACTGCTCTGAAACTGCCCTGAAACTGCCATTAGTCTGCCGAATTTTTTATACTGACCACCCCCCCCCTTATTTAGAATTATTCTAAATTACATACTTGTTTAAAAAAATATTGTTTTTTGTTTGGATATTAAAAAAGATATTCTTATGGGCTAAAAGTTTTTTATTTTTGTATTAAAAAATTTGTATATTTGTCGAAACAAAATTTTAATTTAAATAAGTAAAAAATGATTACAAAGTACACAAATAAAGAATTAGAGCAAAAAATTTTAGCTTTAAAAGATAGTAAATTTAAAAAATGTAAAATTTTAAATAGTAAAATATCCGAGTATTTGGATTTGAAATGCAATTGGAATGGGTGCAGCTATATTACAAATGTATATTTAGAAACTTTACTAAATGGAAGTTTTATCATTTGTGTGAGTGGTAATTCTTTTGAATTTACAAATAAAGGAATAGAAGAAGCTGTAAAATATATAAATGAATAAATATAATAACGGGGCGAGGCTTCGCCAGAAGCCGACCCCCATAACAAAAAAAACTATGAAACAAAAAAAACAATTCACACTAGATAATTTTATTTACCACCTTTGGAAAATAATTATTATTACAGTTCTATTAATTAACATTTTAAATTTATACTAACATGAAAACTAGAATAAAACTATATGAGGGGCTAAAAATTAGTCAAATTTTAACCCAAAATGCCAAATTAAAAAAGACTAGCAAAGAAAATAATAAACGAGTATTTAATTTCGGTATTTCGGCTTATAAAACAAGTACGGGAAAATTAGTATGTCCATTTGCAAAAGACTGTATAAAGTTTTGCTATGCTCAGAAAGGTGCTTATAATTGGGGCAATGTAAAACCATTATACGAGCAAAGATATAATTTAACTAAAAGTGATATTTTTATTAAAGCAATAAACGACAGTATTAAAGATAAAAAAGTTGAAGTTTTAAGGATACACGACTCAGGCGACTTTTATAGTAATGAATACATTAATAAATGGATAACAATAGCAAAAGAAAATAAGAACGTTATTTTTTACGCTTATACAAAAAGTATACCATTATTTGATAAAATCAATTTACCTCAAAATTTCATTGTTATTTATTCGTACGGATCAAAAGTAGATAATTTAATAAACCCGAATAAACATAGGCACTCTAAAATTTTTGACGATGAAGAACAGTTAATAAAAGAGGGATATATTAACGCAAGTAAAAATGATTTAAACGCCATTAAAGATAATAAAAAAGTCGGCTTAATATTTCACTAATAAAAATAAAAGATGATGAGAAAAACAGAGAAAGAAAATAAAAAGGTTTGCAAGTGGTGCAATAAAGAAACAAAAGAAAAACAAAAATTCTGTTCCACCTTTTGTAAGGGCGAGTTTTACGGGATTAGTTCAAATAGTGGCGACGAAATGCCAATTTATTAACTTTAAATCATAAAAAATATGAGTAATAAGAAAAGACTAGAGGACACAAACCTTAGTACTTTTTGGCTAATAATTGTCTTTATTTGCGCTTTATTTGGTGGGTGCTGATGGCTTAGAGTAGTAAATTTATAGCACTTTTTTAATGGTGTAGAGGTTAGCAAATTGCTGATTTTTACACCTTTTTTTTTATCATTACCTCGAAATTGACTAAAAAAGTTGTTAACAAGTGTTGAAAAGTAGTGATTTTAAATTCCGTCAAATATCTAATACCTATTACTTATGCATTAGTACATAACCACAACAAAATGGAGTTCAATTTTATAAGTAGATAATATTTAGGAATTATTATTGAAGTACGTTTATTCAGCGTTGCTTGGAAAGTTCGCAAGTTAGTAAAAATAAAAGACAATCTTTCGCAAAAGTAGTGCGAAATGGTAAAAAATATATAGAAAAGTGTTTTTAGAGGGCAAAAAAATTATAAAAAAATTTTAAAAGTCTATTTTATAGATTAAGGGTTAATGA